AAACCAAATGAGAGATTACCTTCTAATGGGAGTAGATTACTAATATGGAAAATTTAGCGAATATATATGAAATCAAGCACGAAGATACAGCATTTATCATATTTGAAAAAACTTCGGGCGGAAATATTGGAAAATACACTTCGTTAAAAAACGCCAATAAAGTACTAACCAACCTAGTAAATGGAGTAGCATTTCAAGGTTGGACCCCTTCTTTTTTCAATGTAAGGTATGAAAAACATGGGAAAAATTAATATTCAATATAATGCACATGACCTCAAAAACCTGATCGCAAATCGCGGTTGGGTTCTTGAGCGTAATTATGGTAGGCATGTAATTTATACTCATAGCAATTCAAGAAATAAAATTGCTGTTCCTAGACATAAGGGAAATCTCCCGCCCGGAACAGTAAGACAGATTTTAAAGCAATCTATAGTAAATATTTAGTTATAATACTTTTTACCATAAATATAAGAAACAAGTATTTCTTATATAGGAAAAGATATGTCAATTTTTGCTGTAGATTTTACAAATTCATTTTCAGAAAGTTTTTTAACAGAAGTTAAAAATACTATTAAATCATCTAAAAAAACAGAGGTTGATCTTGATCCAAAGTTGAACGTAAAATCTGCTGACGTTGACGACAATGATGAAGATGACCAATTTTTAGATGCGGATGATAAAGTCGGTAAACGACCAAAGAAGAATAAAAAATCTTCAGTTAGTGAGAAATATAATGTTTCATTTTCAGATAAAGAAATTGCACATTTCGAAAAAATCATTAACAAAGAAGGAATAAAAAATTGAGTCTATGGGGAAATTCAGCATTAGCTAATAATGCACCAAAATATCATATTCTAGATACATCAACAGCGCGTGGAAATACAATGTATGCAAATACATTTCTTGACGCATTTATTCCCGGAGCAGTCGCCGGGGTATATCCAGCAAATCCACAGGCAGTAGCCAATAACGGACATAAAGTTACACATGACGGATGGATCGTTGTTCGTAAAGGAACCGGACCAGTAGTATATATTTCTCCACTAGTGGCCGGAAGTGGATATGCTAATTCAGATATGCTTAGTATAACATCCTTTGATCCGGGTAAAAATACTACTGCTACTGCATCCATACTTACCAATGGTTCCGGGGCAATTCAATCATTAACTTTATTAACACATGGTTCCGGGTTTCTTGGCTCTGAATCGCCAACTGTTGCTAATTCTACTGGCGGCGCTTCTGCCGGAACAGGTGCTACCTTTACGGTGAAGTTTGGTGGAAGAACAAACAGAACAACTTATGAGACTTTAGTTGCGGCTGGTTCAATCAACTCTACAACTGACTTGCCGTAAGATATATAAATGGCGAATAATTCAATTAAACTATCACAAGAACCGATAGTAACCACAGTTGATCCTCTATTAGATAGATTAGTTCTAGTCGCCAATGCCTCTGGTAATGCTTCTTTAGTTACTGTACCTGTAACTAACATTTATACAAATGTTAAAATTGCTAATACCCCTGCTAACAGTTCAATTTCTGTTACACAGGGGTATTTTTTTGCTGATTCTAATTATTTATATATATCTGTAGCTAATAATACTCTAAAAAGAATACCATTAGAAAGTTGGTAACACTCGCTTCTACTATAAATACTTCTTTAAGCAGGAGTATTTAAAATTAATGTTTCATGAATTAAATGATTCAAATTTTTTACTTTATTGTGCAAAAAATTATAATAATATTCATTGTCATTCTACTGATGAATTTCTTGATGATCTAAAACGCATTAAATACATTAAAAAAACATTAACAAAATATAAAACCACTGGCATAATAGACGAGCGGTTAGTATTAAATCATTTAATTATTTTAAATAATATGTTTGGACCAGAAGTATTATGTAGAATAATATTCTTAAAAATGGAAAAATATTTAGAATTAATAAAACCTTTTTTATTAAGTTTAAATCTTCTTCCAACAATTATTTATAATATTAAAGGTCAAAATATTAATACAGATACTGTATCTATGGACGCCGGAATTATTAATAAACTCCGTAGAATTTAAGGAACATCATGACCACATACCACAGAATAATTAAAGAAGATGGGGAAGTAGCTCCTACCAATAATGCAGGGGGAGGAAATGTTGCGGGTATTGGTGTTCCAAACTCAAAATTACCTAATCAAGACGAACCTGGATTTAAAAAGAAAACCCTAAAAGCAATTCTAAAAAGAAAACCACCTAATATAGATGGAAAATTGTAATGCCAGAAATTCGCTCAACAAACTTAGATAAAATTAGAAGTGATGTATCAGAATTACAAAAAAGTACAGCACAAATTTCTGTTCTGGTAGAAAAAATGGATACAACAATTGAAAAATTAACTGATTTATCATCAAATGTAACTAGTTTGTTAGCAGTGCATGAACAAAGACTTGCATATAATGAACAAACTAAAGATAATATGTATGAAATAGTTGCACATAACAAAGAAGAGACAACAGAAAAAATTAAAGAAGTTTCTAAAATAGTCGAAAACAATAAAGATATTCTTTTATCTAAATTTGATTCTTTTTCTGAAAAAATGGAAGAAAAGATAAATCATTTACAAAAATATATATGGTTAGCAGCGGGTGGCGGGGCTGTTATTATTTGGGTATTGCAATATGGTTATTATGCACTTAACTTAGCATCAAAAGTTCATTAATGGCATTTGACGTAAACTCCTTCAAACAAAATATATCTAAATACGGGATACTTCAAACTAATAGATTTGAAGTATCCATTCCACTTAATACTAATTTAGCATCTGTTACTAAAATGGGATTAAGTGACATGTCTCGTCTTCTTACATTTAGAGCGGATAAAGCAATTTTACCACCAGCAGCATTGGTAACAATAGATAATCCTATTTTTGGTATTGGTCCTGTTCAAAAAATGCCTTCAAATATAGTATTTGAAGATATTGAAATATCATTTTTAGCAGATAGTGATGGGGAAATTTATAATTTTTTATATGGTTGGTTGAATTATATATATGATTTTTCAGGTATAAATAATAGTACGCCAACATATTCTTTGAATTATAAAGATAATTATGTTACAGATGTTTCTATAATTACATTTGATAATCAAGGAAACGCAATAACTACACATACTTTACATAGAGCATATCCTACTGCTATTGGAGCAATCCCTCTTGATTGGGGTAATAACAATACTCTAATGAAAGTTAGTATACTTTTAACTTATTTTACTTGTTCATTGACAAAAAATATCGTATCAAACTAATATAATGGAGCTATTTTATGTTACCTAAAATTCAATATCCTGTCTTTAATATTATTATCCCGTCAACAAAAAAGGCAGTAAAGTTTAGACCCTTTCTAGTTAAAGAAGAAAAGATTTTACTTATTGCCAAAGCAACTAATAATGCGGCGGACATTCTCCTAGCAATTAAACAGATCATTGGTAACTGTGCTATTGATGCTGATTTTGACGTAAATACAATTGCTATTTTTGATCTAGAATATACTTATCTTAGACTATATGCCGCCTCTGTTAATAATAAAGTTAAAGCGGCGTTTAGAGATAGTAGTGATGAAAAGATTTATAATTTTGAAATTGATTTAGATAAAATTGAAGTAACTTTTCCTTCCGAAATTGAAAATAAAATTAGTGTTTCAAAAGATGTTATTTTAACTCTTAAATATCCTCCATGTTCTTTATATGAGGATAAAAATTTTATTAATTTATCAGATATTAATGAGTCATTATTTGAACTAATTATTAAAACTTTAGATAAAATCTATGATGGTTCTACTATTCATGATCCATCTACTTATCCTAAAGAAGAACTATTGGAATGGATTGAAGAAAATATTGATACAAAATCCTTTGAAAAAATTCAGAATTTTCTAAATAATTTGCCAAATATCAAATATATTATTAAATATAAAAATTCTTTAGAAGAAGCCCGCGAAATTAAGTTGGATAGTTTAATGGATTTTTTTCCCTTTCTATGAGTTATAATAGTTTAAGTAACTATTATACTATACAGTATTCTCTTAAACAACATCATTCATGGGGAATAGAAGAACAAGAGAATATGTTCCCATTTGAACGAGACATTACAGTACAGATGGTGATGAACACAATGAAAGAACTAGAAGAAGCAAGAAAACGTGCTAATAAAAGTTAACTTTTATATATTTTGAATAAATAATTAAATATATAAGGAAACTAAATGGACGTAAATAACCCCAACCAAGACCCATATAACGAACCTACAGGATCAAAACCAACTCTTGATCCTGTAGGATTTTTGGTGCGTTCTGCTTTTCCCCAAATTTACAAATATATTGATGATAGAGACAAATTAAATAGAAAAGAAATGACCCGTCTTGAACGAATGGCTCAAGAAACGGAACGTAAACAAGCTACTATAAATAGACAACGCACCCTTGCAGAAAATGCATTAGCAGATTCAACAGCCGCTGCTTTAAGAAAAGTAACTAGAGATGCAGAGGCTAGAGTTAGAGCAGCCGAAGAAACAGCGACCAAGGCATTTAAAGAACGCAAAGAAGAATACGAAGATCGTTATAAGAGAAAAGAAGCCGAACTTAAAAAGGCCAGAGCCGATCAACTTAGTAGAGAACGTGATCTTACTTCTGATTTAAATATTAAAGTAGAAGAAGTAAAACAACTAAAACGCCAAACTAGAGAACAGATTTCAGCAATTAAAGATATACCCAAACACGCCAAAGCAGCAGGGTTGGGTAAAGTAACATTGTCTAAAAAAATGCAAGATGAACTTGCTAGATTGTTAAAACAATTAGCTGATCTTAATAAACAACATTCTGAAGCATTAACTAATCGTGAAAATAATATTAAAGCCAAAGAAAATAGTAGAAAAGCTAATAATGAAGCTGAAAGAAATTTAGAAAAAGAACTATCCGAACTTAATGAAAAAATAGAAGATTTGACTTCTGCTATGATTTCTACTTTAGAACAGACTAAAATAGATAGTAAGAAAAAAGTTGATGATGTACATGCTAAAGTTGCTGCGGCTGATCTATTAAAAAATGAAGCAGAAATTATTGCTGAACTTGGAGAAGGTAATAGACATACCCGTAAACTTAGTGAAACTCTTAGTAAATTATTTAATTTAAATGCAAAAGAAGAAAAACTAGAAGAAGAAGCTAGACATGCACATCCTGCTGGTAGAATGGAAAATCCTACTAGAATGGGGGGAGTACTATCAACACTAGGTAAAAGTGGTTTCAAAGCTATGCTTTCTGAGGCAATGGCTGTATTTGCTCCTGAAATAACCGTAGCGGCTATAGCTGTTGCGGGTGCTGTTGCTTTAAATGCTGGTGTTAAAGGCATTACTAAAGCTATTTTATATGGACAGAATAGACTATCTGGTCAAGATGTTAACCAAGCAGACAGATCAGAAAAGTTACGTGCTGCTATTGCTGCCGGTGACACAAGAAAAACCCAAAATTTGTTAGAACAAGAAAAAGGTTATCAAGAATGGAAAGAAAAGGGGTATCCATCCCCTATGGGTACGCCGGAAGAACAACATTTTGAAGGCGGGGTAAAGGTCGCCCCGTCTACTAGAAAAAGACGTGGTGGCGGGGATGATAGTATTCCGGTAGATGGACCAACACCAGAGGCGACACCGGGAGGATCGCCTTATCTTGCGTCTCAACGTAAAAAATATATAAATGAATTAAATAGTGACCCTGCTTTAAAAGATGAATTCATGAGAGCTATTCATGCAGAAGCTGGTGGGAAAAGAGAAAAAATAGCAGATGTTATGGAGTCTACATTTAATAGAGCGGCTATGAGAGGACATTCTCTTAAAAAAGAAATTCATAGTGGTTTTTTTGGCCCAGTTAATAGAGGGGATGCCGGATTTAGAAATCGTTTATCAGATAAAGACCGTAAAGCAAGTGAAGGAGCCTTATCTGACGTTGGGGCTGGACGTAATAATATTCAACTTAGAACTGACCAAGGTATGCTTACTGATCCGGGTGCTAGAAGATATGAACGGATGCCGGATAGATCAGGGGCATTAGATTTAGATGGTAGAAATGGGAACCACTATTACTATATGGGTGCGGCTGGTAGAAGATGGGCTGCTTCACAAGAAGCAGCACGAAAAAAGTATGATGCAGAACATAAAGATGGTATCACTACTCCTGATGCTACTCCTACTCCGGGTATTATAGCAAAAGCCGGAAAAGCATTAAGTGATGCTGTAGTTTCTCCCGCTGAAGCTGGCACTCTAAATGGTAAAGGTAAAAACTTACCTCATTCTAAAATTAGTTTTGATACAGCTAAAAATGCATTAACATCACTACCAGATTATCAATTTACTGGCGCTCCTAATAAAACTCCTGATGCTACTCCTGCCCCTTCTGAAAAACCGGGTATTCTATCTAGAATTGGTGGTGCTATTAGTGGCGCATATACAAGCGGTAAAAAACTTTTATTTGGTTCTCATTGGGATGAGAACGCTCCACATACTAAAGAAGAAATGGATGCCGAAGCTTTAAGACGGTCTGCAATGGCGGTTGATAGAGTTGGAAAACTTTCTGGTCTATCAGATGGAAATCCAGAACAATGGGCCAAGATCAGAAAATTTATGGCCGATGGTGGCGCGGGTATGAGCAAAGAAGATAAAGAATGGTGCGCCAGAACATATCAAGCAGCGGAAACCCAAGTTGGTATTCATGGTAAAGGTAATTTAGCTAAAAATTGGTCTAATACCAATGATGGTGAATATAGAGTTGTTGATACTGCTAAAGAAGGTATACAAGCTGGTATGTTGGGTATATCTATGCCAACACAAAGTGATACAGCTTATGGTAAAGCAATAGGTAATTCTGGACATGTGCGTGGATTTAATGGGGCGGTTGATAGGGATGGTAATCCAATTGGTATTGGTGGAAATACCCGTATAGACCCAAATAATCCCAATGGGCCGCATGGTATTGTTGCTGGTACTAGAAATACAAGTGACCCAAGACCAGAAGTTGTAGTTGCCCCAACTGGCGCTGCACTACGTAAACCATTAACAGATATTGATGATAAAGGAATAGTGGGAAAAGCTAAAGATTGGATTGGTCACGAATATCAAGAAGCTAAAGATTGGTGGAATGGTCCAACCGCAGCGCCAGTTGATCAAAATCCATCAACTGGCGCTGATTTAAACGCTGCGTCCACTGCACAAAAAGCAAGTGAAGCATCAAAACCAGCTTCACCAGCAACTACAAATATAACACATACTGGCAGCGAACATCCTAATAAAAAGAAAGATTCTAAACATCCTAAATTATCAGAAGTTGCACCAGCGGATGAACATTTAAAGAAAATGTTTTCCGGGTACGGAGCATTTGCTTAATAAAAAAGGCGGGAAATTTCCCGCCTTAATTTTTACTCGCTCAATAAATTTTTGAAAAATTCATCATCATCTTCATCTGGTCCAGACGTATCAATATTCTGGACATGTGCTGATCTTCCTTCTGCTACCCTACGTCCACCAGTGAAAGGGGTTTCCCCATCATCTGAATCCTCTGCAAGTGCAGCGGCCTTGGTTGTAGTATTCTTGGAAGTAGAATTTCCTAGGACTAAGTTAAGACGAGCCTTTAACTCATCATAACTCT